TTTGACGGACGAGTCGATGTTTTGCCTGTAGCAGATCCAAATATTATGTCTATGGCGCAGAGAGTAACTCTAGCACAAACACAATTACAAATTGCTAGTTCAAATCCACAAATTCATAACCTTCATGAAGCTTACAGACGTGTTTATGAGGCACTTGGTACAAAACAAATAGAAACTTTAATGAAACCTGCACCAAAACAACCAGAACCAATGGATCCTGCGAAAGAAAATGCACGTTCATTACAAATGAAACTACTTGTTGCCTTTGAATTTCAAGATCATGACGCACATATAGCAGCTCATATGGCTTTTATGGCTACAAGAATGGTTCAAATTAATCCTCAAGTGTATGCTTTGTTACAATCTCACATTTCAGATCACATATCGTTTAAAGCTAGAGCTGAAGTGAACGCACAAATGAGTCAAAGTCCAGAAATGACACAAATGCAGCAAGCGGATCCAGAACAATTTCAAATAATGTATGATGCAGAGGTAGCTAAACGTGCTGCACAGATAACATCGGAGCTTGCCCAAACAGAAATGCAGACAAACGCAGCAAAACAAGATCCACTTGTAAGAATAAAACAACAAGAAGTTGATTTAAGAGCAATGGACATGCAGAGAAAAGCAGAAGAGACACAATTTAAACAAGATCAAGAAAATAAAAGAGCGGCTGACAGATTAGAATTTGATTATGATAGGTTGGCTACTCAAGATCAACAATCGGATGAAAGATTAGAAGTAGCGAGGCAAAAACTTGAGCAAAAATAAAGATCCAAAAATAGGAACGGGTAAAAAACCCAAAGGTTCGGGTAGAAGATTGTACACGGATGAAAATCCAAGGGATACAGTCAGAATAAAATTTGCAACACCAGCAGACGCAAGTGCAACTGTAAGAAAAGTTAGAAATATTAACAAGCCTTTTGCAAGAAAAATACAAATACTTACTGTTGGTGAGCAAAGAGCTAAAGTTATGGGTAAAACAAAAGTAGCATCAATATTTAAGGCAGGAAAAAATGCAATCAGACAATCAAAAAGATCGTAAAAGACTAAGCGGTGGTATAAAATCAGGGCCACCTCCAAAATCAGGGCCTAATCCACAAGGTCTAAAAGCAGGAGGATGTCCACATCGAGAACCAGGAGCGAAATCTGATATCAAGGGAATTAAAGACATACAAGTTACCGGTAAAAAGTTCATCGGTTTACGATAATTTATCAAATAAACAAAAAATATTATTTCTTTCAGGAGTATTTGATGGAGAAGGTAGTTTTGGTCTTTGGTCTAAGAAAAAAACCAAAAAATACTTTGCTTGCTCTGTTGAAATGACTGATAAAGACACAGTTATGCGTTTTTATGAGTTTTTTGGCGGTTGCATGTACCTCTGTAAAAGAAGAAAAGCACACAGACAGGACACTTGGCGTTGGCGTATTAACGGTAAGGGGGCTTTAAATACAATCGATAAAATGATAGATTATTTAAGTATAAGACGTAAGGAGAAATTTAAACATGTGGTTCAGTGCCTTAAAATTAGGATTAAACGCAGCTAGTCATATTTATAAAAAGAAACAAGAAACTAAAATGGCTATGGCTGATGCACAACACATGCATGCCGCTAAGATGGCTCGAGGAGAAAGTGAGTATCAAGGTAAATTATTAGAGGCAAGACAATCAGACTGGAAAGACGAATTCGTGTTGGTCGTATTAACGCTCCCGATACTAGTGATTGCCTACGGAGTCTTCAGCGAGGATCCGGCAGCGTCTGAAAAAATAAAAGAATTCTTTGTACAATTTCAACAGCTTCCCCAATGGTTTACAAATTTATGGATTCTTGTCGTGGCGAGCATTTATGGTATAAAGGGAACACAAATTTTTAGAGGAGGAAAAAAATAAATGACTAAACTATGTCCAAGAGGTAAAGCGGCAGCAAAAAGAAAATTTGCCGTGTACCCATCAGCGTATGCTAATGCTTACGCATCAAAAATATGTGCAGGCAAAATAAAAGATCCATCAGGTGTCAAAAGAAAAGATTTCAAAGGACCAAAGAAAGCAGTTTTAGGTGCAATCATAGGTCTTGGTGGAGCTGCTTTAGCAAAAAAAGCTTTAGGTAGAAAAACAAAAAAAGCTATGCCACAAAAAGGTATGGGACCTATTAGAATGCTTCCAATTGATTTAAAAAAAGATAAAATGAAACAATTGGGAATGAAAAAGGGTGGTCTCAAAGCTGAACTTAACAATCCTGCAAAAGGTTACACTGCGGGTGGAATGGCAGATTATTACAAAGATTTAATGTAATGCAAAAAAACATCCAGTACATGAAAGAGGGAGGGCTCAAAAAATGGTTCTCTCAAAAATGGGTAGATATTGGATCTAAGAAAAAAGGTGGAGGTTTTAGAGAATGTGGAAGAAAATCTGCAAGTGGATCAAAAAGAAAATACCCCAAATGCGTGCCTGCTGCAAAAGCCGCCCGAATGACAGACTCGCAAAGGCGTTCTGCGGTTGCAAGGAAAAGAAGTAAAGCACAAGGTGTTGGTGGTAAACCAACAAATGTTAAAACATTTGCATAAATAAAAAAAATTTATATAGTCATGTTATGCGTGACGTAATCTTAAAAGCTTTAGAAGACAAATATAATGCTGACATATCAGAGGCAGAAGCTAATCTTAAAATATATTTAGAAAAACCAGTAGGCGTTGCTGAACATCCAGATGTTGTTAAAGAAGCCGATAAACTTGTTGCAAAAATTGCTGAGGCAGAGGATAAACTGGGTATATTAAAAGAATTTACATGATAGGTGGCGATAGCATTGAATATGAGTTAATAGAAAATTGCTGTAAATTAATTAAAAATCAAAATCCTTTGACTTGTGAAATAGGTGTTAGACTGGGCATGGGATCTGAAGTAATACTTCAAACTTTAAAAGATAAAAATCACTGGCACATAGCAGTAGATCCTTATGGTGATATTTCTTATGATCACTTTGATGAAGACTCAAAAATAAAACATCTTGATGATAAAAATCCTACTTACCCTAATGATATGAAACTTGATCTTTTAAAATCATTAAATTTTAACAATTATAATTTATTTCAAATGACAGATGATGATTTTATGAATCGTTTTTATGATGGTGTTCCTATTTTTAAAGACGGAAAAAAACAATTAAAAAATACGTACGATCTTGTTTTTTTAGACGGCCCACATAAAACTATTGATGTCTTAAAAGAGCTAATATTTTTTGGTGAAAGACTAGATAATCAGGGTTTTATAATTCTTGATGATTTTGAGTCGTACAAATTTGATTTACTTATAAAAGTAGGAGAATTAATTAAAATAAAGGTTATGCATATTGGTGCTAATAAGATAGTATTAAGAAAATATGGATCCTGAAACTATATCACTCATACTAAGAACCATAGACAAAAGGTTAGAACGTTATAAAGAAGCTGCTATATATAGTGTTGACACTATAGAGCAACTACAATATGTTAGAGGTCAAATCAAATCATTAGAAGATTTGCAACAGGAAATAAAAGACCTGCTGAACAAACAGGAGTATGAAGATGACAACGTCCACGGAGACACCGAAACGGACTGAAGCACTTTTAGAAGCTTACAAAAGCGAGGAAGAAGTCAAAACAGTCCTTGATCCTAAAGCGATCAAAAAATCAACATTAGATAGTTTACCAACACCTACAGGATATAGACTATTAGTATTACCTTATGCTGGTCCTAAAAAAACCAAAGGCGGTGTATGGCTATCTGATACAACACAAGAAACAATACAAATGACTACAGTTTGTGGTCTGGTATTAAAAATGGGAGATCTTTGTTATCAAGATAAAGAAAAATTCCCTAAAGGGCCTTGGTGTAAACTAAACAATTGGATTATTTTTAGTAGATACGCAGGCTCAAGATTCAAAATAGACGGAGGAGAAGTAAGAATACTCAATGATGATGAAGTCATTGCTAACATTACAGATCCCAACGATATTTTGCACCATTATTAAGGAGGACATATGGCTGAAGACAACAAAAATCCCGAGGTGGAATTAGACACTGACGGTGTTAAAGAAGAATCAATTGAGATTGCAGATACTGCAAAAGATGAAAAACCTGAATTTCAAAGAAAAGAAGATGTTGATTTAGGTTACAATGAAATTAAACAATCTGAAGATGAAGATAAGAGAACCTATGATAAAAAAAAGGATCATGGGAATGATATAACTTATGAAAATGAAAGAGAAGTTAAGTTAGATCAAAAAGAGGCAGAAGACGATAAAGATAGTTTAGAAGGTTATTCTGATAAAGTTCAAAAAAGAATAAAAAAACTTACTTTTCAAATTCGTGAAGCAGAAAGAAGAGAAAAAGCTGCTATGGATTATGCAAAAGGTTTAAAGGATAAGTTTCAATCGGTTGAGAAAAAGGCTGATGAAACAGACACACAATATCTTAAAGAGTATGATGCCAGAATTGATGCAGAAAGAGATAAAGTTAAAAATGCATTAAAAGGAGCTCTTGAATCTCAAGATGCTGAAAAGATTATGGAAGCAAACGATAATCTGACTAAATTAGCTGTTGAGAAAGAAAAAGTTTCTCTGTCTCTTAATGAAAAAGAGGCAAGAAAAAAGGAAGCTGAGTCACAACCGCCTCAAGAGGAGGTTCAGCAACCCCAAGCACCCGTTAGTCCTAGAGCACAAAGATGGGCAGAAGACAATGAATGGTTTGGCACCGACAGAGTGCTTACAGGTGCTGCTATGAGTATCCATGAAGATCTTATAGGGCAGGGAATTGACGGGGAAAGTGATGAGTATTATAATCAAATCAACAAACGTATGAAGGAGTATTTCCCTCAGAAGTTTGCACAATCTTCTGTTGAAGAGACACCAAAAGCTGCACCCGTCCAAAATGTAGCCTCGGTTAGCAGAAGATCAGGTGGACGCAAGTCTGTGAAACTCACTAAATCACAGGTAGTTATCGCTAAGAAATTAGGAGTGCCACTAGAGGAATACGCAAAATACGTGAAGGAAGGAGTATAAAATGGAAAAAGTAAAAACTTCACGCGAGTCTGACACTAGAATTAAAAAAGCTAGAAAAAGAGATTGGACTCCACCATCCAGTTTGGATGCGCCAGCTGCACCGCAGGGGTATGCACATAGATGGATACGAACTGCAACTGCAGGTTTTGAAGACGCTGCAAACGTGTCTAAAAAACTTAGAGAAGGTTGGGAATTTGTTAGAGCTGAAACACTAATAAGTGAAATAGGTCAAAATGAATATCCAGTTATCTCAGAAGGAAAACATGCTGGTTTAATCGGGATTGGAGGCCTTGTGTTGGCAAGGATACCGGAGGAGATTTTGAAGAGTCGTGCTGAGTATTTTAAAAAAATTACTCAAGACAGAACAGACGCGATTGATCAGGATCTTATGAAGGAGCAACACCCGGACATGCCGATCAATATTGATAGGCAGTCTAGAGTTACCTTTGGAGGTTCTCGTAAAAAATAATTTTTTTGCGATACCAACGAAGTAGCTTGGATTATTAACAATGTAAAATGGAGAAACAACTATGGCTAACGTGGCTGAAAAGTTTGGTCTAAGACCTTACAGAAAACTAGACGGCACACCATTAGTAGGAGCTCAAAACAGATATACGATTGCGAGTAACTATGGAACTGCAATTTATCAGGGTGACTTGGTTCAACCAACAACTGCTGGTAACATTGAGAGACATACACCAAACACATCGGATACTGTAGTGGGTGTTTTCAACGGAGTATTTTACACTGATCCAACTACTCAAAAGCCAACTTATAAAAACTACTACCCTGGAAGTATCGTTGCTAGTGATATCACTGCATTCGTTATAGACGATCCAGACGCAGTATTTTTAGCAGACGCTGACGCGGCTTTTACTAGAGCAGATCTTTTTAAAAACTACTCTATGACTAATACTACTGGTGTTACTCAAACAGGAATATCGAAACAGCAACTTGATGTTAGTGTTTCTGGAACTACTGCAACATTTGTCGTTCAAGCGATCGACATTTCGCAAGATCCAGATAATTCTGATACTTCAAATGCAAACGCGAATGTTCTTGTAAGAATAAACAACCACTTCTACAGAAGTGGCACAGGGCTATAATAAAGGAGAATAACTATGGCAATATCACGATCACAGCTAGTTAAAGAACTAGAGCCAGGTTTGAATGCTTTATTCGGCCTGGAATATAGTAGATATGAAAATCAGCATGCTGAAATTTATACTACTGAAACATCTGACAGAGCTTTTGAAGAAGAAGTTATGTTAAGTGGATTTGCTTCTGCACCTGTTAAACAAGAAGGTGCTGGAGTTGTGTTTGATCAAGCTGGTGAAACTTTCACTGCAAGATACTCACACGAGACAATTGCACTTGCATTTTCTATTACTGAAGAAGCAATCGAAGACAACCTATACGATAGATTAGCTGCAAGATACACAAGAGCTCTTGCAAGATCTATGGCAAACACAAAACAAGTGAAAGCTGCAAACGTATTGAACAACGCACAAGTTACAACAGTAACTGGTGGAGACGGTGAATCTTTAATTGGAAACGCTCACCCACTAGCTACAGGCGGAACTTTTTCAAATGTTCTTTCTACTGCTGCAGACTTAAACGAAACATCACTTGAGCAATCATTGATTGACATTGCTGCGTTTGTTGACGAGAGAGGCTTAAAAATAGCAACTCAAGGTAGAAAAATGATAATTCCAAAAGAATTACAATTTACTGCTGAGAGATTGATGAAGTCTCCTATGAGAGTCGGCACTGCAGATAATGATATCAACGCAATCAGAAGCATGGGTATGGTTCCAGAAGGATATGTTGTAAACAACTTCCTAACTGATACTGATTCATTCTTTTTATTGACTGATATACCTAACGGATTTAAAATGTTCGTTAGATCACCAATCAAAACTGCAATGGAAGGTGACTTCGATACTGGTAATGTTAGATTCAAAGCTAGAGAAAGATACTCTTTTGGATTTTCTGATCCAAGATGTGTATTTGGTAACGGAAACTTACCTACTAGCTAATACTAATTAACAGTATTACAAATTAAGGGCGGTGCGTTTGCATCGCCCTTTTTTTTATGCTATTTGTCCAAAATGGATTTAATCTACTTTGAGCAACAAGCGTTCCAATTAAATAATTGTAAAAATCTCATAAAATTTTTTGAAGACAACAAAGACAAAGCCACCCGTGGTGAGATGGGTAATGCTGAATTAGATAACTTAGAGATAAAATGTGATTTTAATAAAAATAATTATTTTGGCTTAAGAGATTGTCTGATAGAGGAGACAGAAAAATTTAAAAAAACATATCCGTTATTTGATAAGGCATTAGGACCTTGGTATTTAGAAGCGGGTTTTCAACTTTGTAAATTTTTACCTAATGATTATTATAAAGTTATTC